TTCAGTCTCAGCGACAGGTTCACTTTCCGGCTCAGGTTCAGTCTCAGCGACAGGTTCACTTTCCGGCTCAGGTTCAGTCTCAGCGACAGGTTCACTTTCCGGCTCAGGTTCAGGTTCTGGACTAGAAATATATGTTTCTACTAAAATCCAATAACCTAAATTTGGATTCATAGTATCAGTAGAAGAAATAAAATTCCAATTTTCATTTGAAAAGGTATCATTTTGAGACCATGGTTGATTATAATAATATGCTTTTTCGTATAACGTAAAAGAATCGTTTGTATTTTTCTTAAGTGCATTAACAGTATCTGAAATAGTTTGATTTGTAGTTGTTGAGGAAATTAAATACCATCCTGGTTGATCTATAATAACTTCATTCGACATGTATATATATTAACAATAAATAATTTTTATTATTTATTATCAAATTACCTAGATGATTCAAAATTTATTGAATATTAAATTTAGTATATAATGAATAAATTAACAAAGAATTTAATAGTCTTAAATTTATATGCTCACCTCAGGTTCAGGTTCTGATTCTGACTGAGGTTCTTGCTCAGGTTCAGGCTCAGGTTCTGGTTCATTATTATTTAAAATAGGAGGTCCGCTAAATGGTGGATATTTTATAATTTCAGGTTCAGGTTCTGGCTCTGGTTCTGGCTCTGGTTCTGGCTCTGGTTCTGGATCTGGAATACGTCCAGAACCCATTCCACTATGATTTTTACAATAATAATATAAAGGAGACGGTGTATCTTCTGTAATTGTAATACTGACATATGAACCAAATTCACCAGCATCTCCAGAGACAGCAACATTTGTTGTATATTCAGTTCCATTAAAATGAATACCATTAGGAGTTGTTGAAAATCGTAAAGGATGACCACTATTTGAACTATTTGATTGTATAAATTTGTATGTGTAACCAACATTAAATGAAATATCAGGACTAATTGAATTGCCTACATGGTATTTATTTCCAAATCCATAATTATTTGTCGCATTTGGTACAACCAATACATCAAGATTAATAATATTAGTATTGTCATATTGATTTGAAATTCTACCAATAGAGTTTTCATTAGCATTAAAATAAGGTACAGTTGATTTTATAATAGGAGTATCTAAAATTTCACAATTAGAAGGCGATTCTATCACATAATTATCATTTATGTTCGCAATCAATGAAAAACTAGTATTATTAATAATTGTTGTTGTTTCATCTGATGCTATATCTACTTGTGTATAATCTACTAGTTTACTTGCATTATATGATAAACCAATATTATAGACAAAACCAGGGTTTGTTGATAAATACATATTAGAAAATGTTAAATAACCTGCAAATATTTTTGCATGGTAATCATATGTATTTCCTGTAGTTGGTGGTTTCAAAGAAATATTAAAGGTTTGTTTATTAGAAGTAACAAGAGTATAATTATCTAAAATTAAATTATCTCCATAATATATTTGTGAAGTTAAATTATTTAATTCAGCAGTTACTATAACACCACTAGTATCAATAGGTATATTTTCACCGCTAATATAATATATTACTGGCGTTGAATAAGTATATGTTGTAAACATATTAGTTATGCTTTCTTTGATCATTAAAGAAGCTATTCTTGTAACGTTTAATAAAGATTCAGGACATGTTATATTAGTCAATAAATATACTAACCATTCGTATTTTGGCTCTGTAAACTCCTCTGCAGAAGATAAAGTATTTGTTATATAATTATATAAAGGTACTGAATTATCTTCAACCAAATTAATTATTGGTCCAGGAACACCAGATCGTGATGTCGGCAAGGGAATAGAATTATCCTCAGGACAACTTAATCTATTACTTCTAAAATTACCTCTATTTATTAATGCATAAGTTTCTTTAGTTGTTAATTTGCGACCTTTTGTAGAATTTCTATTATGCTTTAATATTTCAACTTTTCTTCTCATATTTAATTGTTCAGATGTATATGCCGGGTACGGACTTACTTTTTCAAGTCGAACCGGAGGAATATTAAAAAGCATATTTATCCTTCGCTGATTACATGCATTTTGTGTTGTAGACAATGAATCATTACTATTTCCCGTATCTTGATTTGCATTATTATTTGTATTATTATTATTTGTATACGAGGACATTTATATTATATAGATATATAAATGTCTAATATAATTTACCGGAATACCATAGGTTTGATAAGTAATTAAAATTTTTTGATGAAGGTATTTTTGAAGAAAAAGTTCTTAAATCTGGTCCAGAAGATACTAAATTATTAATATTAAAGATAGATAGTGCTTCGCTGTGATATTGTAAATTAGATATTTTTCCATTAAATCCTTCATTTTTTCCTATATGCACATCATAATAGTTTTGTAAAGGAACATTTTTAAATTGTAATCGAGCAGATACAACACCATTAATATATACTTCTAATATGGTATTTTTCATTCTTAATATTACTGAAACCCATTTCTTAATTGGAATGTCTTCAATTTCCAATGTATTTTCATGATTATCTATTCTTCCAGTTTCTTCCCCACTATTTGCATCCATAACAACAAACAATGAAGCAGTATTGGGTTTTTCTTCATCTGAACTAACAATTTGCTTTAAATAAAGGCCCGGTCCGTTTGATACATTTGCTACACCATCCATATTAAATGTATCATTTCCTTTGTGAAATATATGTTGAAATTTTTGATAATTGACTCCACTGTTTAGTTCGTCTATATATAACCATAAAGACCATGAAAATTCCATACCAGTATCTTCATTATTTGATCTAAGTATAGTAACAGAATTACTATTTTGTGGATCTTGACTTATTGTTAAATTATCATTACCACCAGTCATGCCTTTTACTATGTAAGGATTTTTAGAAGGAGATGTGAAATATTGAATTAATACAATACCTAAACTCAACAAAACTATGAATACAATGACAATTAAAATCACAAATGCAAATTTAGCAAACAAAGTATTTGATTGAAGAAAATCATCTGATGCATCTGCTGTGGAATCTACTGATGCCTGAGCACTATCTGAAAATCCTTTTAAAGAATCACCCATTGATTCAGCGAAATCTTGCACAGAATCTGTAACAGAATTACCAGTATTTTGAATAGATTCTGGAATCTGCATACTGTTTGTATTATTTGGTTGTTGAAAATTATTCATAATCGTTATATACTATCAATATAAAACGATTTTAGAAAAATTAAAATAATGTAAATTTACTTTGTTCAACATTATCTTTTTTAATCAAAACGTCTAAACCATAATTAGATAAAAAGTTCTTTACTCCTTCACCATTTCCTTGCAAATAATTTGAATATGCAATTTCTGGACTTATCGCTTCATCCCAATGTTTGAATTTTGTAACATAAGCATCAAAACGGCTTGTTCCGCCAAGTTTCATTTGAGTATCTACTGTAGGGGGTTGTTTGGGTGTACTAATATTTTCGTCTGTTTCTAAATATGCTCTTCCTGATCTAACCAATTTACCATCAATATAACAGTCTACATATTGATTTGCTACACTAATAATAATATGTACCCACTTTTGTAATGGGAAATTGTCAGTTACTTCTACAGTTTTCATAGTATCATCACTCATAAGTATATCGCATTTTAAAGTAGGACTGTTTTGATCTAAATACAATTTAATATTATTGCTCCTATTAAATATAGTTTTTGGTTTACTCATATCCCAGGAATTAACATAAACCCACAAACCATAACTATAACTTGTATTAGTAGGACCATTTGTTATTGCTACTGCAGAAATATCATCATTCAAATTGGCCTTTGCAGTAAGCTCAGTAGATGTAGCCATTACATATTGAACAAGAATGTAAATTAATAAAATTATAATAACGCCTAAAATAATAACAATATAATTCATTTATAATAAATACTTACAAATTATTTATGGGTGGGTTTTTATTCATTAAAGTATTATAAATAGAATTTATTTGTAGTTTTGATAGGTTTTTTTGATAATATCGAATGTTTGCAATAGAACCACTTAATCCATTTGTACTACCAACAGTTACTAAATCTCCTAAATTATAAGAAGGTATTTTATTTTTGAAGGTGAATGTTCGTAATAACTTTCCATTAACAAACAGATCTACGTGTCTTGATTTATAATTGAATACTATATGATTCCATTTCTGATTTGGAATTTGTAAATCGTAATAATTTTTATCATTTGCTTCATTAGTAAAATATATTCGATATACATCCTTATTTTTCGGTTCATTTTCACTATTATAGTATGTTACTTTTGGTTTACCATTACCAAAATCAAATATATTTGTTTCTTTGTTGTAAGAACCCACACTTGTGGAGTGTTGATTTAAAAATATCCACATAGAAAAACTATATTCACGACTTACTTGCTCTTCACCTTGTGCAAATGTTTTTATATGACTTGATTTTGCAATAATATTATCTTCCAATGGTATTATATTTTCCTCGCTTAAATATACATATTTTTCCAATACTGGAACACCATCTTTTAAAGAAATTTTACTTAACAGATCAGGTAAATAAAAATATAATAAAAGTAAAACTAATTCAATACCAAACAATGTTAATACTTTACCGGGAGTCGTCTTATATTCATTTGTTATATAACCAATAAAATCTGAAATTAAGCAAGGTAAGAAAAAAATTACATTTGCTAATAAACCTGTAATTCCTTTTAAAGATTTAAAGAAATTTATAAAGACATTAAACAATATAGCCAAAGCAACTAAACCAATTAAAATACTTAAAATAAACATTGAATATGCTGCTGTTTCATACTGAGAAATGTAAATACCAACATATACAAAGAATAAAACTCCTAACGTAATATGATATTGATATTCATGTGTTAATAATAAACTATTATTTCCTATATGAGCATATAAATATAAACATACTAATAAAATCGAGATAATAACAATAGTATACCTAGTATTATCCTTCCATTCCTTTCTATATGGATCTTTTTCATCTATCTTTTTATTTTCTTGAATAAATACCATAGATAAAATTAAAAACAATATGATATTTGAATATAGAGGAACATTTGTTTCTGATTGTAAATTATTTACAATGTCTGTCATTTTACTATATATTGTTATTTTTTTCTAATAAAAATGTCTAAAATAAACCATTTTATTTTATCAATAAAATGATTTGATAAATAGTTATACATTACAAATTTTCCATTGCTGTTTTTTTTCCATGACATTCTCTACATAACGCTTCTAAATTGTCAACATGGTTTGATCCGCCATGATCTAACCGTACCTTATGATCAACTTCAAACCAAGCATTTAATTGATTTTGACAATCAGCACATCTCCATGTTTGTCTAGATGCAACAAACTTCTTCTTTGTTTCACTTACAGATCTTTTTGTACCTTTTGTACCTGATCTCATTAATCTTTGTTTTGCTGCTTGTTCTTGCATTGATACTATGGGATAATTATATTGTTGACTGTTTTGTTGGGAAAAATGTTGTTTGGATGTAAAATCTAAAATAGGGCTAATAATATTTGATGTGTTTCTATCTATAGGTAAGTATTTTAAATAATCATTTGAAGCAGACACTATTTGCTCGGCACGCATAGGAGTTTTTTTTATTAAAACATATAACATCAATGCTGCAAAAGCAACACCAGCCATTTGATAATATTTTTTGTATGAATATAAAGTTTTAAGGTATTTACCATCTGTATAAATATTTGCCATTACAAAAGCAGCTATTAAAAATATGATAATCTCTATTCTCATAATTAACATATTGTGAGAAATTAATACTATTCATACCATAGATATATGCAAAAAAGTATAAGTAATATTAAAACAAGTATTATATAATGTTTTTTTAAATTTAATTTTTCTGCTAAATAAACAGGTTTTGGCTTATATTCATTTCTATATAATTCTAGTGCCATTGGTAAAGATATTTCGGGTTTACCAATACGCACATTAATTTTATTGTGTATGAAATGCATCCATTTTACAAATGAATCTCTATTTACCAAATATGGTGATACAGGATATTTATCTAAAAGTTGACTAAAAAAATTACCAATTTCATCATTTGGTATAAATAAAGGTAAATTTTGAATAAGATCGTAATATTTTTTTTTTGTAACGTCATTTGGGTGCAAAGGATATGATTCTGCTATAGTATGTAAAAAAAACCAATAATGAGGACCCCATACATTTGGATCAAATTTCATAGGTTATTTATTATAATTATATAAAGATATTTGATTAATAAATATTAACGTATTTATAAATAAATGAATGAATTATATTGCAATAATTGTGGCAAAAAAGGACATCTATATAACCAATGTAAATTGCCTATAACCAGTTTAGGTGTAATAGCATTTCGGTTTAATAATGGTAAATTAGAATTTTTAATGATACGTAGAAAGGATACATTAGGTTTTATCGATTTTATGAGAGGTAAGTATTCGCTACAAAATAAAGAATACATTAAAAATATGATTTACCAAATGACAGTTGAAGAAAGAAAACTTTTAACTACATTAAGTTTTGATGAATTGTGGTGTAAATTATGGGGTAAGAGTACGTTATCTAGTCAATATAAGAATGAAGAAAACTATTCTAAAGAGAAATTTTATCAGTTACGAGAAGGCATTCATTTTAAAAATTATAATTATAATTTAAAATCTATAATCGAGGAATGTAACAACATAGTATGTTGGAATGAACCAGAATGGGGCTTTCCAAAAGGTAGAAGAAATTACCAAGAAAAAGATTATGAATGTGCAATAAGAGAATTTTGTGAAGAAACTGGATATACAAAGAAAAATTTGTTTAACGTTAAAAATATTTATCCATTTGAAGAAATATTTACTGGCTCAAATTACAAATCATATAAACATAAATATTATTTGGCGTATATGAAAATGAATGATACTTTACAAACGCATAAATATCAGAAATCAGAAGTTGGAAAAATGGAATGGTTTGGTTTTGAAGAATGTATTGACAAAATTCGCATCTATAATTTAGAAAAAAAACGTTTATTGACCAATATAAACGAAACAATAAAGAATTTTCAATTATTATTTTTTAATGACATGTAAATTAAAGAAATATATGTATAGAATATATACAATAATTCTATACATATGAATACTAAAAGAAATATTAAAAATAATGCAAATGGAAAAAGTAAGAACAAAAAAAAATATACGAAAAAAAATAAAATTACGTTAGGTGGCACAGATCAACAAGAGTGTGGAATTAATGAAAACGGAGAGAAGTTGGCTGATTGTCCTATTGGTTATAGATGTATAAAACATAAAAAAAATGAAAAGGGTCTTTGTGTTATTTCTGTTTTAATATTGAAATATGAAAATAAAGATGTTGAATTAAATGCACCTGAGAAAAGACATGCAAAATGGAATATGGATTTAATACAAGAAAAAATAGATGATTTTATGCTAATCTACAAGGATCATAGCAAATATACAAAACAAGAACTTAGCAGTATGAATGAAGGTATAATATCTCAATTAGGTAGTGATCCAATTATTTCAAAAACAAGTGGTGACACGACTAGAGATGAAAAAATTATTCGTTACATTATGTTACAGGATAAATTAGAAAAAAAAAATAAACAGGATTTACCAGCAGAAATAGAAGAATTAGAAACAAACGAGAGTAAAGATAGCAAAATAGAAGGAAATAAAGATGATAATGGTGATAGTAAAAATACTTCTACTCAAAGTAACAACGCTTCATCTAATTTTAATATAAATTCTTTATTAAACCTTGGTGAAGTTGAAAAAAAGAAAGATGAAATTAATAAATTAACAAACACTGAGATTGAAGAAATAGACAAACTTCAAGAAAAATTAGGTATATATCCTGGAGATATAGATGATATACAGAAAAATAAATTTATTAAGAAAGCAGAAAAAGAACATTATGATTTTTTAAAAAGTACAAATATTTACGATGAGTTTCTTTATCCAGAACTCGATGATCCCAATTTCAATATAAAGATTGCAAAAAGAAAAGAGTTTTTTGACACACAATATGACGGCAAAATATATGACGTAAAAACACAATCTGAAAAAATGTGTAATTCCGATTTTGAGTTGATGCCGCATCAATTGTTTGTAAAAAATTTTCTATCTATGCAAACTCCATATAATAGTTTATTATTATATCATGGTTTAGGAACAGGTAAAACTTGTTCTGCTATTGGAATTGCAGAAGAAATGCGACAATATTATAAAAATATTGGTTCTTCAGAAAAAATTATTATTGTAGCTTCACCAAACGTACAGGCCAATTTTAAAAATCAATTATTTGATGAAAGAAAATTACGACAAGAAGGCTCAAGTTGGATAGCAAATACATGTGTAGGAAATAATTTTTTAGAAGAAATAAACGCAAATCAAATGAAAGATGCACCAAAAACGAAAGTTGTTTCTCAAATTAATACATTAATTCAAAAACACTATTTGTTTGTTGGGTACGTTGAATTTGCTAGTTATATCCAAAGAAAAACTATGGTAGACGAATCATTAGAGTTAGAAGAAAATGAAAAGAAAGAAAGAGAAATTGAGAATGTTAAAAAATATTTTAATAACCGTTTAATTATAGTTGATGAAGTTCATAATATATCAGCAATTCAGAGTAATAAAAAAAATAAAAAGACTTCTTCTGCTTTGATTAAATTATGTAAATATGCAGATAATTTAAGATTGTTATTGTTGTCTGCAACACCAATGTACAATAGTTATAAAGAAATTGTATGGTTAACTAACTTGTTAAATAGTGTTGATAAAAAAGGTTTAATTAAGGAAGAAGAAGTATTTGATAAAGATGGAAATTTTGTCGATTCAAAACAAAACAAAGATGGTACTAGTTCTGAAAGTGGAAAAGATTTACTACAAAGAAAATTAACAGGTTATGTTTCTTATGTACGAGGAGAAAACCCATACACTTTTCCATTTCGCATTTATCCAAGCATGTTTGACAATAGTAAATCATTAGATACTTTTCAATATCCAAAATATCAAATGAATAACAAAGAGATTGACAAACCAATACAGTTTGTTCCTGTATACATTAATGAAATTGGAGAATATCAAAGTAAGGTTTACAATAAAATTATGGATAATACGCAAGATAAACTCGATATCAATAATAATCAAGCTTTTGAAGAATTAGATTCTTTTGGTTATAATCTATTATCTGCTCCTATTCAAAGTTTAAATATAACTTATCCTAGCGATAATATGAATATAGATAATTTAATTGGATCTTCTGGATTAAAAAATGTAATGAATCAAAAGATTAAAAATTCTCCATATTTGCTTCGTTATGATTTTGAATATAAACCTGAAATATTAGAAAAGTATGGCCCTATTTTTTCCTTAGATAAAATTAAAACGTATAGTCAAAAAATATATAATATTTGTGAAACAATAAAAAAGTCAAAAGGAACAATTATGATATATTCTCAATATATTGATAGTGGTGTAGTACCTATGGCTTTGGCCTTAGAAGAAATGGGTTTTAGCAGATATGGTATTGCAAGTCATACAAAGTCTTTATTTAATAATCCCCCATCTGAAGCAATTGATTCAATTACTATGCAAAAAAAATCACAATACAAAGGAGATTCATTTAAAAGTGCAAAATATGTGATGATTACAGGAGATAAATATTTTTCACCCAATAATAGTTTAGACCTCAAAGAAATTAATGCTTCTTCTAATGTTCATGGCGAAAGAGTAAAAGTTATATTAATAACCAAGGCTGCAGCAGAAGGTTTAGACTTTAAAAATGTTCGCCAAATACATATCATGGAACCTTGGTATAATTTAAGTAGAATAGAACAAATTATTGGTAGAACTGTACGTAATTTAAGTCATTGTGCTGTTCCTTTTGAAGAAAGAAATGTAGAAATATATTTACATAGTACAAAATTAAAGGATGATAAAGAAGCAGTTGATCTATACACATACAGATACGCAGAAAATAAAGCTAAATTAATTGGCAATGTTACACGACTTATGAAAGAAACCGCAGTAGATTGCTTATTAAATATAGGTCAAACAAATTTGTCGTTGGAAAAGTTAAACGAATCATCACAAGGTCAAAAAGTAGAAATAAAATTATCTAGTAAACCAAATGAAATAATATCATATCAAATAGGCGATAAGCCATATACAGCGTTATGTGATTACATGGATAATTGTAATTTTATATGCAAACCAAATGAGAGTATAGATGAAAATAAAATAATTAAAAGCAATTATCACGAAGAATTTGCAAAAATTAATTTTCCTATTATTGTTAAACGAATCAGAGAATTATTTAAAGAGAAAAACTTTTATGAACGTAATGAATTAATACAATCTATATTGCAACATAAAGAATATCCAGTAGAACACATTGATTATGCTTTAACAAAACTAATTAACGAAAAAAATGATTTTTTGACAAATAAACATGGTTCAAACGGAAAACTTATTAATAAAAATAAATATTATTTATTTCAACCTATGGAAATTAATGATGAAAATATTTCTTTATATGACAGAGATATTCCAATAGATCAAAAATATTATTCTTTGGATATGGAATTACCATTAAAGAAAGAAAGCGTAAAGAAAATTGTACAAAGTAAAAAAGTTAATAAAGCAGAAGTAGATAAAACAGTTATTTTATTTGAAAAATTAAAAATAAATTTAGATCTTGTATTTTTCGAAAAAGAAGCAAAAAATAAAATGGAAGAAGAAATGGGAAGTTTAGATAAAATTAATAAAAGAAAATTAGCAATTGTTCGAAAAAAACATAATTCAAGTACTTCAGAATTAGATTCTACTTCTGCTTGGTACAAAAATGCTGGACTAATATATGAAATATTAAATAAAAAATATTTTATTTCGGAAAAACAGTTAGAAAAGTATTTTGTATATCATTTCTTGGAATGTTTAAATATAAATGATCAATTATTAATCATCAATGAGATTTACAAAAAAGATGTTGATAAAGAAAGTATACCTTATTTTCATTTAATATTTAATTATTATAATAATCACATTCTTAATGGAAAAAAGAAAGGTATTATATTACCATCAAACGAAAGTGTAATTCATATTTTTGATGAAAATGAAGAAACCTGGAGATTAGCAAAACCTACTGAATTACAACTATTTTCTAATGAAATAGTTAAAAAATATCCTATCAAAAAAGAAAATTTAAATAATATTATTGGTTTTATTCATCAATCAAAAAGAGAAAGAGTGTTTAAAATCAAAAATTTTAAAAAGGCAAAAAATAATACAGGTGTTTCTTGTAATTCTTTGGGAAAAGTAGATATATTGCATAGAATTGAACCTATCTTAAAAGAAAATCCATATAATATAGAAAATTGGCCAGAATATGATGCAGAAGAATTTGATAATATGTTAAAACCTGGTCTTTGTATATTTTTAGAATGTATTATGAGATTTTACAATGAATCAGAAAATGAAAAATACTGGTTCTTAGATTCAATACAATCATTAGCAAATAATATTGTAAAATTGTAATAAATTAAATATATTAACTAAAAATTGATGTAAATAAATTTTTAATATACTATTATTATAAGATGGAAACTATTCATGGTCCTTATATACCATCTATTTTAAATAATAAAATATCTTTATCAATATTGGAAGTTGGTAAAAGTATTAAACAAAATTTAGAAAAAAAAATTCAAAATAATATTGAAGGAAGATGCATACCCGAGGGATACATTAAACCTGATTCAGTAAGCGTATTAACATATACCTCTGGTAACGTAAATAATGAAATGATAGATTTTCAAGTTACTTATGAATGTGAGATATGTTATCCTGTAGAAGGTTATACAATAGAATGTATTGCTAAAACTATAACAAAAGCGGGTATACATGGACAAGTAAAAGATGAAAATGGTAATATTCCTATTAATGTATTTATTGCTCGAGATCATCATATTTCAGATAACTATTTTGGAAGCATTAAAGAAGAAGAAAAGTTTTTGGCTGTGGTAATAGGTGTTCGTTTTGAATTAAACGATCCATACGTATCTGTTATTGCTAGTTTGAAAAAAGATTATGATAATAAGAAAGAAAAAATTAAGATAGATGATTAAAAATAATATAAAATGATTATATTATTTTTTATGCTGCATGACTGTGCATATATACGGTTTTAGTAGGATGTAAACACATTTGTTTATTGGGGAATACTTGTCCTGATAAGCATTTATTTGCATCATCTACTTCTACACACCCTCTTTTACCTTGATATTCTCCTACAAGACACCAAACACTTTTATCAGAAGTAATTGGTTTTTGAATAGAATGTGTGCTGCTATCTGGTTTAGGTTCATTGTATTTAAACTCAGGTTGTTTTACTTTCTTTTCGTTTAATTCTCTATCAAAACCACCGCTTAATGATTTATCAAGTTCTAATACAGCAGTGCTATCTACATTACTGATACTTCCTTTTTTTAATAAATCAGCAACACTTTGTACTGTACCGCCTGCAATATCAATACCTGTTTTTGCTACAGAAGTTGCTACATCTTCTGTTTTATCTAAAATAGTTCCTGCAGTGTACCCAAAAATAGACAATATTTGTGTTAATAAAGGGGTCAATATTACAACAATGGATTGTAAAAAATTTCCTAAATTTACCAGTAGGTTTATTCCTAAAAATGAAAAAATTAATAATATTGTTAAAATGACAATTAATAAATTTTTACCACTAAATGTACCAAGATTAAAACCATTAAGAAAACTTGTGTTTGTTTCTTCTCTTGATATAGGACTATTTGATTTTTCAAATGATTGATTCATATTATATATACTTTATGTTTATTTTTTCGTATGGAATGAATAATTAATTAAATTTTAAAATAATTTAGACATTCGTTTACTTATAATTTATAAATTGGGATTATACAGTAATGAAATTTCTAATGCTAGAATCTTTCTTTTTTATTACACTTGGTATAAGTTGTATTCTCTTGTTGATGTTGATTTATCATTTTAAACAAAGATTAAGTAAGCTTGAACAAAACAACGAAACTATGTTTGAAATTTTAAACAATATTGTACAAGAAATTACGGAAATGAAAAAATACTCTGTAGTTAGTTCTACAATGCAAAACTCATATAATCAAGAAAAAATTAATGTAAAATTAGATGACGATGACGATCTTCCAGAATTAAATACTATTGATGATGATGTCAATGGAGTTTCTTTAAATAGAACTAGAACAATGTCTTTAGATGAAGATGATTCTGATTACGAAGATGAAAGCGAAAGTGATAGTAGTGATGAAGATGAAAGTGAGAATGATACTAGTGATGAAGATGACAGTGAGGAAACAGAAGAAGAAAAAGTGAAAACTGTCTCCGTTGAAATAGACAATTCTTTAGATGAAATAAGTGACAATCAAGATGCTGTTATTGAAACTCAAGATGAAACTGAAGACGATGATCTAGAAGAAGTTAACTTGAATAAAGATGAAATTGATAGTATTAAGGTAAGTAAATTAGAAGAGGTAAATAATTTAGAAGAAATTGAGTTAGATGACTCCGAATCAACAAATAAAGATTTATATAAAAAAATGACCGTTCCTGCATTAAAAGCATTAGTTATTGAAAAGGGATTAACTACTGAAACGAGTAAATTAAAGAAAAATGATTTAATTGAATTATTAGAGTCTAATGCATAATTTTTTGAAAAACTATTCTCAGATTATAATATAAATTTATATTATAATGTTACCATCTAGTCTACAAAAATTTGCTTCTACTTTTGAAAAAAATATAATTGAAGGTCTTGATCCTTCTCAAAGAGGATATCAAACAAATAATAAATATCCTTCTGCTCCTCCATTAATGCACGATGGTAGAGCAATTACTGCTTCTTGGCAACCACATTCTACCGAAAATAAAAAAATATTAGAAGATAACAATATTCGCTCTAACTGGGAATACCGCGAATACTTAACTAAAAATGCTGAATCTGTTATGCACAGTAATATGTTGGCCTCAAGTAATGATACTGGTTATAATTTTAAACCTACTGATTTAGTAAGTATTCAATCAAACAAAATTACATATAAGGTGAATAGTCCTCATTTATATTCTTCTACTTTAGATGGCTCCAAACCATTAGGACATAGTTTAAGTGATTTAAAAGCTAATTATTTATCTCGCGAAGAATTACAAGCAAGACAAGTATCTCCTGTAATTACACAAGACCAATTGTTACAAGATAGGTTCAAACCAAAACCTGAAAATAAAAAATAAGTACACTTTGAATAAATATTTTAATATTTTATTTTTGATGAAATATTAAAAATCATTATTTTTTATAATCTTTTACATCCCAAACTATTTCATACATAATTGACATCAACATCTTGATTAGATTCTTTGTATTTTTTAATATTAATTTTACGACATAAATCATATATATTTGTTGGCTTTTTTGTTTGTTTTAAAATTAATTTTTCTGATATTGCGTATAATGCTATACATCTCTTTGCAAATTTCATATTCCCCTTTGCATATTCATTAAGGTATATAAATTTCATTAATTCATCGTTTATGTTAGAGTCTAAAGATTTATCATAAACTATAAATATTTCTCTTAAAGTACCTTTATATACCTTGGCAATATCTGCAATCATTATTGGTTCATCGCCATTAGATATGCATGTATCCGGACTTGGATTAAAACCATATCCAAACAATTCAGGAATAAGATAACAATTGTTATAACTAACAATATCCACTGATCTACCATTATTACTGAGTTTTTCAATTAATGTAAAGTCTAAAAGGTAACCATCTCCATCCCATTTTGTATCTTCTTTATCTACTAACCATTCATGTAGTAATTTTTTAGCAAAAATCCTATGGAAAGTTTGGTTCTGATTATCATTAAGTAACATATTAACTTTTATGATTAATAAATTATAATTAAAAATTTGTCAATTTTTATAACCACCATATTACTTTACTGGATATACACCATATTTTTGACATAATAATACACCGTTTCCTTCTTGTGCTCTTATTTTACAAAAACCGTTGTCTCCCCAGTCTTTTCCCCAAGAATTTTGAATAATCCAATACATACCATCTTCATCATAATCAAAACCTACTAATACTACAGCATGATTTAATACATTATTTTGTTGTAAAGGTACATCAATAACACCTTTTTTATAAAATCGAAAATATACATTATTTGCGTCTACTGCAATGGCTATAGGTGTTTTCATAACGCAATCCTTTAAATCTTGTACTGATGAAGGAATTACAAATTGATACTCAGTTATATTAGATCCAACTACATTTTGATCAGTTTTAGAAGTTGTACAATTTTGTGTTATTCCCATATATTTATAATTATCGTTTGTTAATAAACCTTTATTATCAATAATATAGTCAAGTGAAGTATGCATAAATCCTCCTTCACACCCATAATCGTTTGGTGAACAATCCACTATTTGCTGTTCAGACAATCTATCTACTGTATAATTATTTATTCTCATAAATGTTTCCAATACATTTGTGGTAGAAAATGCATAACATGAACCACATTGCCCTTGATCTTTCACTGGACTTAAATATTCAGTATTATTCCAATTTACCCGGATATTCTCGTTTTTTTTTTTCAAAATATTTAAAGGCCGAAGTAAATTTTTGAAAAATAAATGAAAATCAAATGTTTTCACAATATTATCTGTACTAGACAATTTATAATTTAGATCATCAGCATTATTCTCATTAAAGTTAATTAAATCCGCATATTTATTTAATTCAACTGTAAAGGAACTATTTCCTCCAGATAAATCATTTTTTGTACTTTTAATTAAGTTGTAATTATTTTCAAAAATAATATAGTTTTGTTTATGCTTTTCAGCGAATTCTTCGTAATTCACCAAAAAAGAAGATTGAAGAGCATTTGATTTAACCTTATATTTGTTGTAAAAATCATAATATTCTTTTGCATAAGTATATTGTTTGTCATTATTCAACATTAATAATGACTTATTTTTAATAATCCGAGTATTCCTAAAGAAAGAATCAGTTTTTTGTAAGAAACAAAACAAAAATATAAAAATGTATAACATTTTGATATAATAAAATATAATTATATTTTTGTAGTTAGAGAACATAAATATAAATAATATTTTAATTTACATATGAAATTATTAAGTTTTGATATTGGAATACGAAATATGGCAATGTGTTGTTTAGAATTAGATAAAAAAAACAATAACATAAATATAGTTCAATGGGATGTATTAAATCTAATTGAATTAGGCAATGACAAAACATATAATTGTAATCAATTAAATAATCCAAAAACGAAAAAATCTGCTCCTACTTGTTGTACTAGGAAAGCAAAATTTATGAAAAATAATGATTTTTTTTGTGAAAAACATGCGAAAAGTTCTCCATTTTTAATTCCAACAAAAGAAACCAAGCTATCATATTTAAAAAAACAAAAACTAGATAAAATTATCACGATCGCCCATAGTTTATTTCTATTCGAGAACAATCAAGAAAAGTGGAAAAAAGATGACTATGTAAAAAGAATAAACAATCACTACGAAAGTAAATGTTTAGAACAAATAGTCAATACAAAAAAAAAGGCAGGTGATGTTGATCTAATAGACATAGGTAAAAATATGAAAGCAGAATTAGATAAATTTGTTTTTGATGATATACAACATGTTGTTATTGAAAATCAATTATCACCACTGGCTAGTAGAATGAAAACAATACAGGGAATGTTAGCTCAATATTTTATTATGAAATACGAAAATGTTAATATACATTTTGTGTCTTCTGCAAATAAATTAAAACAATTTGAAGATAAAAATAATAGCAAAAAGGAAATAGAAGTAAAAAATAATAATTCTACTAATCCAAATTACAAAGAACATAAAAAAGATGGTATTTTCTTTACCAAAGAAATAATAGAAAAAAATAATTATTTTGAGAATTGGAAAGAGAAAATGAATACAAAAAAAAAAGATGATTTAGCTGATTGCTTTTTACAAGGCCTTTGGTTTTTTAAACAACAAAATATAATATTATATGCGGATGATTTAAAAATAAAAATTGTATAAATACATAAAATAATGGATATTATTGACATTGGAGAAAATGATATAGACCCGGTATCTATTAAAATTAACGATCAGAGTAATACTGGTCCTAGTGTAAATTTTGGAGATGGGATTGAACTACTTATGAATGATAAAAAAAAAACATCTGAATCGGCTAAGGTTGATTTAGGGGATTTAGATGATTTGGAAAGTGAATTAAACAATCTATCCCAAACTACTAGTAGAAGTGGAGAAGACGGAAGTAAAACAATAAGTGGTATGGCCAGTAATTTATTTGGTTTAGGAGGGTTTACAAAGGTAGATGAAACCAATGAACCAGAAACTATCAATATTGAAATTCAAGAATCAGATTCAAATTTAGGGAATGCAACGAGGGAAAGTGTTGGTAGTACCAAAACATGGGATGGATTTGCAAAAATGAACGAGGTTCCTTCTGTTAATTATACTTCAAATATGAGTGATCGAGAGAAAAGAAGAAAAAAAAGAATGATGCTTAAAAAAATGGACGAATGGTATGAAAAAGGACATACAAAAGAAAGCAGTTCTCTCAATATAGATAGTTCTTTTGAAGAGATTGAAGATGAATATGAGACTATTATGGAAGAAAAAAGAAAAAAGGATTCTATTAAATTACAAGGATGGTGGTTTATGACATTTGTAAATTCCGTTGAATATGCAAATGCGGCATTTAATCCATTTGATTTAAATTTAGATGGTTGGGGTGAGCAAATTAGTGAAGATATTGATAGTTATGACGAGATTTTTGCTGAATTGCATGAAAAATACAAAGGTGGTAAAATGGCTCCAGAACTTTCCTTATTGCTCCGTCTAGGATTTAGTGCAGCAGTATTAAACTTTTCAAATAAAGCCTTGTCAAGTGCAACACCTGCTTTCAATGATGTTATTCGTCAAAATCCAGAATTAATGAAAGCGTTTACTGAAGCTACCGTAAACAATATGAGTCAACAATCACCTGGTTTTGAGTTTGCTAACACTATGATGAAAGAACAAGAAAATAAGCCACGAGGTCCTCCTCCTCCAGCACCAATTCGAACAAAAGAACAACCTCCTCCAACAAGACCTGGAATGACATATACTGATGCACCTGGAAATCGTCCTGATATTGCAGCAAGTCGTGGAACAATGTTTCAAGAACAAGGTATTGAAATAAATAAAGGAATGGCAGACGCAAATGAAATCCAACAAGTAAAAAAACGTCCAGAAATGAGAGGACCACAAAATAGTGATGTAGATGATATTCTTGCCGGTCTTAAAACAAGAACAGTAGATATACGTAAAGAAGCAGAAGAAGCAACCTCTAATACAAATGGAAATGAATCTGTTATATCAGTGACTTCATTAAAAGATTTGCAAAATACAAATATTCCGCAAAAATCAAATCGTAAAAAAAATAATTCAGCAAAAAACACAATAAGTTTAGATATTTAAATGAAAATAGTATAATGAATATATACTTATATTCATTATTATGGTAGAATATGTGGATATATGTGTTGGTTTAGCATGGGGTGACGAAGGTAAGGGAAAGATAGTTTCACATTTAACAAAAAATTATGATTATGTATGTAGATGGAATGGAGGTGATAATGCTGGTCACACTATATATGTAGATAACAAAAAATATTCAACACACTTAATACCATCAGGTGTATTCCATGGAATAAAATCAATCATAGGACCAGGATGTGTTGTAAATATAAAATCTTTTTTGAATGAAATTAACTATTTAAAAAATAACGGATTTAATACAAATTTGATAAAAATATCTTCAAAAGCACATATTGTAAGTGATGAACATATTTATGAAGATAAAGAAAAATACAAAAATAAAATTGGTACAACAGCCCGAGGAATTGGACCTTGTTATACAGATAAATATGCTAGAAAAGGAAAAACTGTTAATGATTTCAAACACGAACTCAAAGAATATATATGGGACGAAGTTTTAGAGGGAAAAATATTATGTGAAGGAGCTCAAGGTTTTTGGTTAGATATTGATCACGGAAACTATCCATATGTTACTAGTAGTAATACATTACCGTATAGTGCATGTAGTTTAGGATTTCCACATCAAAAAATACGAAAAATATACGGTGCTGTAAAAATATATGATACACGTGTAGGAATAGATCCTGAATTTTCAGATGAATTGATTAATAATAAAGAATTAAAAATGATTGCTGAAACCGGAAAAGAATATGGAACAACAACAGGTCGTTTAAGAGTAGTAAATTATTTAAATATAAATAAACTTATCAAAGCATTATATTGTAGTGGTACAACCGATTTAATTATATCTAAGATTGATATATTAGAAGAAGTCAACATTTTTAAATATATATATAACAATGAAATATGTTCATTCGAATCAAGCGAAACTATGATAGAATCAATAAAAAAAATAATTAATGAAAGTAACAATTATGTATCTACTATTTTATTATCAAGAAGTCCAAAAGAAATTTAAAAATACTATATAGATACTATTAACTAATAAATATAAATGAACGCACATTTAATTTTACTCATAATATGTTGCTTCTTACGTAATTATTTTATAGATTTGAAAAAAAATATAAAATTACCAAAATTATTGCCGACTATTCCTAGAGAATTAGAACCATATGAAGTTACTTATTTAATTTACTTAATCAATTAATACAAAGAGAATTATATTAACATATATAAATGATAAAACAAACATTATTATTACTATTTATATATTTAATCCAAATTATTACTTTACGTATTAACACAAAGCCACATGTTTCCAAATATAAAAATCATTTGCCTTTGTTTTGGAAAATAGCAAATAAAAACGAATTTCCATATTATAAACCAAAAAGATATTTATTTAATGGATATCCTATTGCGATATATAAGGATTATAATAATAATATAACAGCTATTAGCGATATTTGTATCCATCGAGGTGCGTCACTTTCTCATGGTAAAGTATTATCAAATAATTGCTTACAATGTCCTTATCATGGATGGGAATATGATAAAGGAGTTGTACAATTAATGCCTGGATTTTCAGAGATAAAAAAAAATTCATTTGGTGTTCCTAGATTTGAGTTAAAAGATATCAATCATGATATTTACATACGTCCTACCTTTGATATAAATAGTCAAAAAGGAAACGTATACAACCATACTGTATATATCCCACCTGAAGCAACAGACTCAAATTTTGTTCGTGTATCAGGTGTTAAACATATAAAACGTCCACATAATCTAGTTACCGAAAATGTTCTTGATATGATGCATATTAGTTATGTACATTCATTTGGTAATTCCCTTGCACCTGTTCCATTTGAAATAGAATACCAAGATCTTGATGAATTATCAGGGCGTACCACATTTTATTATACTGCAGGACCTACCAGTATGTCAAAAATAATAGGTGGAGCAAAATATGTTGAGGTAGAAAATGAATTTCATTTACCTGATATGACAGTTACAAGAGTAAAAGCAAATGAAATTACTAAAACGATTATTACACACTGTTATCCTGTTGGAAAAAATGAATCAATATTACATTTCGATTTATATAGAAATTTTTTTACAACAGAGTTATTAAATCCATTATTTGAATACCAAATGAAAATAACACTAGATGAAGATATAAATATTTTAAATAGAATTTACGATGATTACATATTAGGTTTTATGAGTAATAAATACGATGTTACACAAATGAAATATAGAGAAAAAACAAGAAAATTATTAGAACAGTTTGAAGAAAAATAAATATAGATAAGTTAAATAGAAATAATACAATATATAAAAATAATGATTTATATATTGTTTACTTTGATTGTTATTGTCAATGGATATGGTTGGGTTCCATTATTTTCTGTTAAAAACTTTCCAATAACTAAACCAAAAGAAATAGAAATCATGAATAAAAAATTAGTAATATGGGAAAAAAATAAAAATATTATAGTACAAGATAACGCATGTATACATAGAGGCGGTCCATTATCAGAAGGTTACATTGATCCAAATACTCAAAACTTACGATGCTCATATCATGGTTGGGAATTTAATACAGATGGTACAGTATTAGATATTCCACAATCAATAGATAATTGTAAAACATGCAAATTTAAACAAAATACATATGAATTACGAGAAAAGAATCATATTATGTGGTTAAATTTAAACAATTCTATTTGTAACGATTTTCCTGAACATATAACTAAATATGAAGACAATGTATCAGACGATGTATTTGTAGTGGAAGTTCCATATAGTATGAATATATTACTAGAAAATTTATTTGATCCAGCTCATGTTCCTTTTGCTCATCATAAATTACAATCAACTCGTGATTTGGCCAGCAATGTAAATGCATCTATTTTAACCATGAATGAAAGTGCATTAGAAATTTATTTTGAAGATAAAACTTTACGAAATTCAGAATATAGAAATGGAACAATGAACTTTTATGAACCTAATCATTATGTTTTAAATAGTATTTATCCTGATGTTTTTATAAAAAGATTACATGTATATTGTGTTCCAATAACACCGTTTAAAACACGTATTTTTGTACAAAATGAGTATAAAGATAAAGAAATGCAAAAATTATCAAATAAAGTTCCATCTTGGATGAAGCATTTGTTAACGCACACATTTTTTGATAGTGATACTATGTTACTTTATAAACAAGAACAAATGTTACGCGGAAAAAAGAAATTAAATGATTGTATGAAAACATATATGACACCTACAACAAGTGATAATAGCATACAATATTATCATAAATGGAAAAAAACATTTCCAAAACCTTGGTCAAAGTTTATTGAAGATTCTGCAAATGAAACGCTAGTATTAACAAGAGAGCAAGTATTTGATCGATATCATGATCATACAAAGCAATGCATTTCTTGTAGTAAAACTTTAAACAATATTAAAATTATTCAAAATATATTACCAAGTTTATTATTAATACATAGTATACATAATAATAATATAATTGAAAGTATCTTAGCTATATTTATATACTCTTTTTGTGACAATTTTAAGACTTTTTTTATGTATCGCGACTATAAGCATATCGATGTTTGATATAATTAATGTAAATAACAATATATATATTGGACTGTTGTATCATATATTGCATAAAATAGCCAAATTAAAAAAAACCATTGTATTAATACAAATGTATTTCTATTAATAAATATGTGTCCAACATTTGTATAGTGAAATCTGATTCTTTTTGGTTCAATATAAAAAAAATTTCGTATATCCTGTATTTTTTTAATTTTAGTTTCATCTTTAATGTCTAATTGATTAATATCTTTACGACAAATAAAACATATAGGAAAATCTCTGCAAATATATGCTTTTTCTATATAAGAATAAAAACAATCAAAACAACAATTATGTGTACAATTTAAAACCACATTATTTTTCTTTATATAAGTATAACATATAGGACAGTGTCTTTGGCTGTAAGTTCTTTTTTGTTTTTTATATGTAAATGTGTAAATAGTATTATATAAATCTGCCATGGCTATTTCATCATGGTAGTTTCTTTGTTGATGAGTCATTATTAAAAAAAAACGAATATATTTAAATAAGTTTAAATATAATCAATTAGTTAAATCTTCAAGTAAAGCCATTCGTACATATAATCCATATTTCATTTGTTCAAAGTAAACCGCTCTATGATTACTGTCAATAGTTGTTGGTAATTCTTCGTTGCGTGGTAGAGCATGCATAATAAGGGAGTTTTCTTTCATTTGATTGGCTAATTCAGGAGTTAAAATAAAATCTGGTGAAACCTCATAATCACGTCTCTCTTTTTGCATACGTGTCATATAAACAACGTCATATTGAGATATATCGAGTATGTCTCTATCAATTAAGATATTATCTGGATCTTGTCCGTGTTTACCAGCTATATCATAGAGAAAATTACTATCAGGTAAAGAATCATCGTATGGTAGAAAATATAATTTATTCGTAGTGTAAAAAGAAAATAGGTCTACTAAAGAATGAACTGTTCTAGAGTTTTTAATGTCACCAATAAACAATATTTTTAATTTTTCTAATTCTGGAAATTTGCGATAAATAGTATACATGTCCAATAAAGCTTGCGTTGGATGTTGTCCATTTCCATCACCAGCATTTATAATAGGTATGTCTGATATTTCTGCAGCTTTCTCAATGGCTCCTTTTTCTGGATGACGAATAGCCATTACATGGCCATAAGAAGATAAAGTTTTAATTGTATCTTCAAAGGACTCACCTTTTTTTAAACTAGAAAAATCTTTATTAAAAGTTATTACATCTCCTCCTAGTCTGTACATAGCACTTTCAAAAGATAAAGAAGTTCTTGTACTTGGTTCAAAAAAAGCATTTACTAATATTTTTCTTTCTTTTAAATGATAATGTTTATAACTTATAATATTATTTACTTTTTTAAAAAGTGTTTCCAAGTATCCTTTAGTAATATTTTTTACACTTAACATAATAATAATAATATTATGATGTTTTTATTTTGTTTATTTAATAATTATCAAATATTTTTGTACATTTCTAACATTTTTTCTTTTTGTTCAAAATAATCAACCACTGGTTTTGTATAATTTACATTTTTGTAATTTTCATATTTTTCATACCATTTATGTATATCTCTAGCTGGAACATTTTCTAATTCCGGAACCCATTTTTTAATATATTTAGCGTCTTTATCAAATTTTGAACTTTGAATCCATGGATTCATATCACGGAAATAAGGCTTCATATCTACCCCTGTACCACTAATACCTTGCCAATTTCCATTGTTACTAGCAACATCATAATCAGTCAAATTTTGTGCAAAATATTTTTCTCCCCATCTCCAATCAATCAATAAAGTTTTAATCAGAAAACTGGCAACAGTCATGCGTCCACGATTATGCATATATCCTGTTGAATTTAATTCTCTCATACAAGCATCTACTATCGGGACACCGGTTTGTCCATCCTTCCATTTATCAAATTGAGATTTATTATTCATCCATTTAATTTTTCTATATTTTTTTTGATATGATTTACCTACCACTTCTGGATAAGCATGTAAAACATGGGCAAAAAATTCTCTCCAAATTAATTCACTTATAAAACTTTCAATATTCGAAAATGCTTCTCTAACCTCACGAATTGAAACACAACCAAATTTTATATAAGCGGAAAGATGAGATGTAGTTTTATCAAAAAAATCTCTCGTTTTACCATAATTTTTTTGACTAATCTTTGCGGATTGTAATCTTTTTAATCCTAACTCTCTACCGCCATGTACTAATATCTCAGCATTTTCTTTTCCTACGAACTTGCTCATAGCGTCATCAAGCGACAAATCTGACATATTTGAAGAAGCCAATTTACGAATATTTCCTGTATTGACAGACGGAAACTTATGTTTTTTTGTTTCATTATAAAAAGGAGTATATTTTTTAAACATGGAAGAAGATCCCGTTAAAATTGTTCCTGGTTCGAATAAATAATAATCTTGGAAACTTTCACACTGAATATTACGTTTATTACATAATTCTTTAATACCATCATCTCTTTCTACTGCATATGGAGTATAATCTTTATTAAAATATACAGAATCCAATTTAAGATCTTTAATTAAATTATCAATTACTTTTTCATTTTTACCATATAATATCATTAATTTTCCATCTTTTTCTTTTATTTTTTGTTCGAGTTCTTTCAAACTTTCTATCATAAATTGAATTGAATTTGTTGATTTAAAATCATTTTTATTTGTAACTTGCTCTGGAGTAAATATAAAACAAGTATACAAATTTTCTACTTGTTTATACGCCTCCAATAAACCTATATTATCTGTTAAACGTAAGTCCCTGCGAAAAACAAATAATCCATTTTTCATTTTCATTATTATATATTAAAACCACATTATTTTAATATACTTAAACATATATAAATATTTTTTTATATTAAAAAATATAATGTTTCATTTCAATATTTGGAATCGTTTAAAATGTTGGGCATTGAGTTATACAACTCCGGTTATAAATACCGGTATAAAATTATTTGTATTTTATAATAATACCAAAACAAATATTTCTATGAAATTAAATCATTATTATTATTCAAATGAAACTTTTCATAATACTTTTAATTTATTCAGATATCTTGTTTATAAAGTGAACGGTTATTTTTTAGAATATAAAGTTGAACCAATAGAAGAAAATTGGATTAATACAGCAATGTATTATTTAAATAATAATGAAATAATCTTAAAAGAAGATTACGATAATGTATATTTTCATAAAAACGAAGATTTACTACTAAAAACCATGAAATTAAAAAAGGTAAAATTTGAAAGATTACGCACAGTAGAACTAGATAATATAAAATATTTTTATTATGCAAAGTACAAAAATAAATATTTTTGTAAAATGGATCCTACAGAGTTTGCTATTATTGATTTTAATGAAAAATTTGTGTCTAATCCTTTTATTGAAATTCTATATGTAAATTTAGATAACAGTCAATCTACAGAGGTCGAATTAGATAATTCATATTTTGTTAATGATAATGATATTTTGTCTACCGTTTTTTTGAAACGTTACTTTGATTATACGCACACTGATAAAAATTTTATATTTAGTCAAAATTACCAATTACAAGTTACAAATTTCAATTTTGAAGATATTGTAATTAATAAAAATCAATATGTAAATTTGGGAGATAATAAATACACCATTGAAAATGCTTAAACTATATAAAGAATTATCTTTTCTTATATTAAGGGTGCATGAGTGCGGATTGTAGTCCTACCCAACTACACGAAACGAATGATAAATGGGATTTATATTACCATTTACCAACCAACAAAGATTGGAGTTTAAGTAGTTACACCGTTATAGCAAAAGAAATTAATAGTATAGAACAAGCCATAAAAATTAATGAAGAAATGAATGATTCTATAATAAAAAATTGTATGTTATTTGTTATGAAGCAAAACATAACGCCAATGTGGGAAGACCCAAAAAATAGAGATGGTGGATGCTTTTCTTATAAAATTTCAAATCGCTATGTTGGAGATGTTTGGAAGACATTGTTTTTTATGTTACTTGGAAACACTATTTGTGTTAATTCCAAATATAATCAATACATTAATGGAATGACTATATCACCAAAAAAAAACTTTTGTATTTTAAAAATTTGGTTAAATACTTCTATCCTTCAAGATCCAAATATTATTCAAGAAATACCAAATTTGAGTACACAAGGGTGTTTATTTAAAAAACACGAACCTGAATTTTAAAATTATATAATTAAAATATATAATTTTAAGGATAATCAAAAGGAAATATAGCACCAGATAAATCTCTCCATTGTTGATATCTGAAACTTTCTATTGGTACATCTATTTGAATATGAGAAGATAAATCATCATGCATAGGTATCATAGCATTTTCTAAATTCTCTGTTAAATTATCACGAATATTGTTTGCAAAATTTGATAAAAATCCATCTAATTGTGTTTCATTTAATGTAGAACTTGTTGAAACAGATATATCTGATAATGTGGGTCGAAGTGGACGAGGTGATGGTATATTTTCATGTACAATATTTTCATTTTCATTGTCATCTAGTTCTTCGGTGTTATTATTGTTTTCATTTTCTACAAGGTTTCCACTAACATCTCTTATATCTAATCTACAAACTGGACATCTAACATTATTACGAAACCAATTTTGAATTGGTTCTTCATTAAAACAATGACCACATTGGCGTATTCTTCTTATAGTATCATTTTCTTGAAATTCTTCTAAAGTAATTGGACAGCTATGATTTATTAAATCTAAATTACTTGAATATTCGAACACTTCAGTAGCATTATTTATTTGTTCTGTTGTTGGACTAACAATTACATTTTGAAATAAATTTTGAAAGTATTCTTGCATAAGTTCATTATTAATAAATGGATCATTCCCGTGTGATAAATAGCGATAAAAATGAAAAGGCGTCCGTTGTTGTCTATTAGAATTACTAATTTGAATTCTTGGTTCTTGTATTGATTCGTTTAAATTCGGCCTTTCACGATTATGTATTCCTATTTCACGAAACTGTGAATTTATATTATTTGTCGATATTGGTGTTCTAGTAGACCATGTTCTCCATATATCATTGCGTTCTTCATTATTTACATTATTGTTATTCGTTTGTATATTTCTATTTTCATTATGATTTGTATCATTATATCTTCTTCTTATATTTCTTAATGGGGAATTGTGGTAATAATAAGTACTTCTAGGTCGTATATTGTTATTTCTATTAGCAGTATTTGTATTTACCGGTTCATTACGTTGATTGTTATTTCTTTCTTGGTTTGTTTGATTAGATCGGAAATTTGTTTCTCTATTTCTTGATTCATGATTATTTCTATTGCTAATAGAATCTAAAATGGTATTTATAGAACCTAAATACTCAGTCACATTAACATGATACAACAACATATTCCTATTCAAAGATTCTAATATATTTCTAATCATTTCAATATCAGAATTATTATTAGTTTGTATCAACGAATTTACGCGGTTAGATGTTTCACGGTTTCTTTCATCGTTTCTTATAAATTCATCTAAATTGTTTACAATATATTCAGTAATTGAATTACGTAAATTTTCTTCAAATGAATTTATAGTATTCATATTATCCATTCTAATAATAATATAAAGATATTTTTATATATTCTTTTAAAATAACTATTGATGGATCTTTCAAAATATCATAATAAAGGCTTGGTAGGTCTTGAAAATTTAGGTAATACTTGCTTTCTTAATTCTTGTTTACAAGTCCTAAGTAATACTTATGAACTGAATAATTTTTTAGAATCAGAATCATGCAAAAATAATATTATAAAAGATATACCAGAAACTAATTTTATTGATGAATGGGAAGATTTAAGAAATGTAATGTGGAGTGAAAATGGTTTGATTGCACCTAGAAAATTTGTTCATTCTATACAGCAAATTGCCTATCAAAAGAACCGTGATATATTTACAGGATGGTCACAAAATGATATGCCAGAATTTTTACAATTCTTCATTGAATGCATTCACAATAGTATATCTAGAAGTGAGAATGTAGTTATTAATGGAACAGCTAAAAATGCAAAAGATAAAATAGCAATCAAGTGCTATGAAATGATAAAACAAATTTACAAAAAAGAATATTCTGAAATATATGAATTATTTTACGGAATCAATTATTCACAACTTATTTCACTTGAGACTAACGAAACAGTTTCTATAGTACCGGAATCTTTTTTTACTGTTGATCTTCCTATCAAAAATCAAAATAAAACTGCAGAAAATCTCTACGATTGTTTTAAATTGTTTACTGAGCCAGAGTATTTAGAAGGAGATAACGCTTGGTTTAATGAAAAAACAAATCAAAAAGAAAATGTAAAAAAGCAGTATTTTTTTTGGAAATTTCCAAAAATTGTAGTTATTATTTTAAAACGTTTTAGCATGGATGGAACTAGTAAAATTACTGATTTAATTGATTTTCCTTTAGAAAATTTAGACTTATCAGAATACGTAAAAGGATATCACTCAGATTCCTATAAATATGATTTATATGGTGTATGTAATCATGTAGGAAGTGTATCTGGAGGACATTATACTGCATTTGTTAAAAATTCTCAAAATATATGGAATCATTTCAATGATAATCAAGTAGAAAAACTAGAAAATCCGGAATTAATTGTTTCTCCTTTGGCATACTGTTTATTTTATCGCAAAAAAAATAACTTACTATAGTATAATAAGAATAATTAAGTATGAGTACTACATCAAATAATTTAGAAAAAGATAATCAAGTTATTAATTCAAATAATATTGAAGTCGCAGAAGATGAAAATACTAAAAATACAATACCGCCTTCAGAAGAATCAAATATTCAAAATTTCACAGATACTATTTTTACAACAACAAATTTCATTATTTTAGTAGGATTTTTAGGTGCTTACGGAATAGTGTATTATTTATCTAAAAAAAATAATCCAGAACAACCAACTATGATGGTTGACAATGGAAATAAAACAACATCCATTGTAATTGATTTATTTTTCCTCGTTATTGTTGGAATAATTCTTTATAGCCTATATACTTCTATTACTTCTAATCCAGAAGAAACAGTATCTGGAGAGGTAATCGACGGTTTAAGTGAATTTATTGATAACCCTATGTCTGTACTAATATCCATATTTACTATTATTGGATTCTATGTATTAACATATATGTTTGGTATACCTATGGAAAGTTCTAATAAACCATATTCCATTTCATTTGTAGAAGGTAGTTTATGGGTGCTTCTTGTCATTATAGTTATTGTTGACTTTTTCAAATATATTTTTGGAATCTCATTAAATGATATTTTAGATAAAATTAAATCATTTTTCCGAGGAGAACAAGAAAACAAAGAAGAAGAAGAAGTAATTGATGAAGTTACAGCAAATGCAAATAACGAAAATACAGTTGAAACACAAGAAAAATGCAAAGAATCAACAGAAATAGATGATCCCGAAGCTGAAGTATTTAATGTTTCAAATAATTTATATACTTATGACGATGCAGTTGCAGTCTGCAAATCTTATAATGCTAAATTAGCAAACTATGATCAAGTTGAAAAAGCATATAATAATGGTGCTGAATGGTGCAACTATGGTTGGTCAGAAGGCCAACTTGCTTTATTTCCTACTCAAAAAGCAACATATGAAGAATTACAAAAGTTAGATGATGGTGTAAAAGACCCCTCAAAAAAAAGAGGTAATAATTGTGGCCGTCCTGGTGTAAATGGTGGATATATTGCCAATCCTTATGTAAAATTCGGTGTAAACTGTTATGGAAAAAAACCACAAGCAACAGAAGCAGAATTAAAAATGATGGAAAATAAGAAAAATCAAGTATATCCAAAAACACCTGAAGAAAAAGCATTAGATAAAAAAATAGAATACTGGAAAAAAAATGGAAACAAATATTTAACACTAAATTCTTATAACACACAAAAATGGAGTGGAAAAAACAATATAGTAAAACAAACGGAAAATAAAAAAGAAGAAGATAAACAAGAAGGTTTTCATTTTATGGGTGCTGTATTACCATTTTTAGGTATGAAATCATAAATAATTTAAAATAACATGTTTAAATTATTATTTTCTTTTATCGTATTAATTTATTTAATTCGTAATCTATATAATGATTTCCGTGACATTTTAAAGGATCTGTTTTTAATATTTTACATGCTGCTTTTCCCATATCTTCTGGTAATTTATAATCACCTTTCTCTTGGTATTTCGGCAAAGGAACTGTAATTTTTGGCCATAATGTATTCACAGATACACTTGTAAATTCCTTATCCCAATATTTTGACATTAAAGACATGTTCATTTTGGTCATTGTATAATAAAAGTGGTTTGTCCATTGATCATCATCATCAAAGAATTTATTTAAAGGAGGTGCTACAATAATTAAATGTCCTTGTGAATTATTATCCTCCATATGTTGTAAAAATTGTTGTCCAAATAAATAAGTACCATTTATATTCGTATTCATATGTTTTAATTCTGTATGAAATAACGTTTTTGTATCTTTTAAATAACATGTTTCTGACATCAATATTACTCCATTAATTGAACCATATACATCTATCGTTTCATTGAATACATGTTGTATCTGATTTGGCATATTTATATCACATAATACTCCCATACAAGCAGGTTTTTTTATAATATCATTTATTGTTTCTGCTGCTGTAAATATATTTGGTTTAGTTTGAAAATTTTTACCAACTAAAGTAACTTTTCCCCCTTCTCTTGCTATATATTTTGCTACACTAAATCCTATTCCTTTTGGTGAACCTACAACAATGAAATTCTTTCCTTTTAAATCGTTATTTACTTGTGTTAATGTGTTCATTTTTTTACTTAAATATTTTAGACATTGGACACTTTTATTTCTAAATGTAAACATTGTTCCTTGTATTTAGAATTTATTTTTTATTTAAAATACAAATCAATTTTAATATCTTTTATTTTCCAAGTTAATTTGCTAAATTAAAATTATTTAATTTTTGAGAACATGAAAAAAACAAAAATTGATAAAAAACTTATATTGTATGGTAAAGTAGTTAAAATTAAAATAGATTTATTTTTAAAAATGGCGTTCAAGTTTGATAACATCTATGAGAAAAATGTATATGATGAATGGAATAGAACAATAAAGCGAATGGGATCATATCGTATTCGCAAACAATACTATCCTCATAAAATGGAAACATACGAAACTAAAAAAAGAACTCTTGATTTTATTAAGAATGGGTTACTAAAAAGTTATAAAATACATAAATTTTACTTTAACCAAACCAATTTGAAAGACTATTTCCCTGATAATATGAATAATACTTTAAAAGAGGTTCGAAAAGATATTAACGAAAGACTACAAAAACTAACTGAAGATAGAGACTTAGAAACACACTGGGAAAAAAATGTAAAAGATATAATGACCCTTGAAAGGCAATATTTGATCACACTTTTCAACTATTACGAAAACGCATATTTGAATAAACAAGCCAATGATACCATGGTAGCAGCTCAATCTTTACTCATGCTTCAAGAAAAAAAATCTATTAAGAAAAGAACAAAAAATGAAAATGTACTACCTACTAGAAGATCTAAAAGAATTCAACAAAAAAATGATCCTTCTTATCAACATATTCGTAGTAATTGGCCTACCAATTCACGGATGGCATCGAGGCCATACTGAAAACCTAATTTATTATTCTTTCTGTAATTTAATTAATTTTATTTTTTACTTTATTGTAAAGTTCAATATCATTTTTTAATACAATGTCTAAAAATGCATTACTATCTTCATCAAAAGAATATTCATTGGAAGAACTTTTTCTTTCGTGAGGAATTTCCACATGATCATTATATCCTATTTTTTTGAAAATTTTTATTAAATCCTCATGAAAGTTTTCTAATAAACCTATATAATCTACTTCTAAATCCAAATAAGATGACATGTTTTTTCCTTCAAACCAATTATTAAGAAAAACATGCAAAGAAATACAATGGTCTAAAGATAACACTTTATTAACTGGCGTATAAAGCATATAATGTTTATTTAATAAAATATGTAATTCTTTATTAGCTTCATGTTCATATTTCATATTATCAGTATATTGTGATTTAAACCATGCTTTGGGTTCTCGAATAAACGCAAATTTAAAATAATTATTCCATATTTCCTCTCCAATAACTCTTTTTAATTCAGAACATTTAAAGTGGCCATATGGAGGTGTGTCGTTATCTGATATTTGGCAATCAGGATCAATTATTTTCCATAATTTTTCTATAGATGTTGATCCTGTTTTTGGTACACGTATAAATATACATTTATATTTATGAGAAATAATCATTATATATATCTTTAAGTTAAAAATAAGAACAATTTTAAACGAAATTTTTACGAATACGGCAATATACCTAGATATCCGCAAAAATTATTACATAATTTGCATTTTCTATAAAGCCATTCTCGTTCATGTTTTATACGAATACATTTTCTGCATATTAGTGGATATAAATAAGTATCATCTATTTTATATTTGCAGTATGAACAAATATTTAATAAATAATTAAATTCTAAAGGATCATAACAATAAAAGCATAAATTATATTTTACATTACATAAGATTTTTCTGTATATGTTATTTTCAGAACGATTCTCATTATATGATTTAATTATTGTAATTAGACTGTTATCTTTATTTTCTATATTCCTAATATTTTCCCAGTCTAAAAATTTATAAATATAATTTTTAATATCATCTGGTAATTTATCTAACATATACTAATTATAAATATATAAACAACTATTGATTTTATCGCTAAAATAAATAGTTTACAATTTTTTTTGGAGTTTATCAAAAAACTCTTTATTATAAATGCCAGATGGTTTATACTGGTCAATAGGTTTGTACTCTTTACTAGGCTTTTCATTATTACTACCTTTTCCTTGATTAAAAATACCATTATTTGGATCATCATTATCTTCTTCCTCTATTTCTTGATTTTTATCTCCTATAATATCTCCTTTCTCATTAATAATTTTACCAGTTTTCTTTTTAATTTCATTTCTAATGTAAGAAGGGATCCAGTTCGCCCAAGAAATAAATAAAGTATTTGGGTGAATATACCTAACGTGAAAACCATTTTCCTGTAACTTTACTACTAAATAACCAATACAATCACCTTGATTATATAATGGTTCACCAAATAAATATTCAGGAACAGTAAAAAATACATATTTTTCTTTCGGTTTGATGCGACCATTATGTGTTATTCTTTTATGAATGCGATTTAAAATTTTATTAAAAATAGATAACTGCTTTAAATCACGCTGTTGTTTTTTCTCAAACAATCCGTCAATATCTACTTTTCCTTGATTTTCTTCATCATCAACGTACAAAATATTTGACATGTTAATATGTTTTTAGAAAAAACACAATAAAAAAAAACGTATTGGATCCTATATATGGAAATTAAAAATCAAGAAAAAAACAATATAATTGAGAATTTAGTCATAAGCGGTGGAGGTCCTGCTGGTTTTGCTTTTTACGGAGTATTAAAAGAATTATGTAGAAAAGAAGAATTGGATCTTACCAAAATTAAATATATATTTGCAACTTCAGCAGGTTGCATTATCTCTGTTATTTTAGCATTAAATTATACATGGGAAGAGCTAGATAAATATTTAATAGAAAGACCTTGGTCAAAAATATTCAAAATACAATTAAATGATATTTTCACAGCGTATCAGAAAAGAGGATTATATGATGTGAGTGTATTTCATCAAATATTAGACCCTTTACTATTAGGAAAAGGGTTAGAACCAAATGTAACTTTAAAAGAATTTTATGAATTTTCTAACATAAACTTAAATTTTATTAGCACAAAAATTCGAAATATGAGTATGGAGTTGTTTAATCACGAAACACATCCTGATTGGGAATTATGTGACGTTATACACTGTTCGTGTTCGGTTCCTGTATTCTTTTGTCCGTTCTTTCATGACAACGATCTATTATGTGATGGCGGGTTTATATCAAATTACCCTGTAGATACTTTACTTTCAAAGAAATTAGATCCTTTAAAAAGTATAGGAATAAGTTTAAGACCACGTTTAACAACCGATGAAGATAACAATAATTTAAATCAAACTAGTGAAGATTATAGTAATTATAATCTATTAGATTTTTTAATTACTCTATTTTTTCATCTTATTTTTAGTGTCAATAAACGTAAAAATAAAACCAAATTATATAAAGAAATATTTTTGGATTATAAACATCCATTAATAATTAATGTATCAGACGTTATATCTGAATCAAAAAGTAGATTAGACTTAATTCAATATGGAATTGATAGTGTTAATGAAATTAATTAGTCATAGTATCTAAAAAACTATTCAAAGAAGATGTAGTAATACGAGATTCAAAGTCAATTACTTTACTGTCCTTTAACATTTTTATTGTAGGATACCCTTCTACATTAAATTTATTAATGTATTGAGTTGTATTAGCATCATCCTCATTTGTGCAATTTACATCAACGCAACTAATTTTATAACCATTTATCATTTTTCCATCATTGGTTTGTTTAAAAGATTCCCATTCAGGAAGAGCTTTCTTACAATGAGGACACCAATCAGCATGGAAAAAATAGATAATACATGAAGTACCTTGTTTATTACTATCATTGGCAACATCAAAATTTTCAAAAATATTGAATCTTTTTAACACATGGTAAGCAACAAGTAATAAAATAATTAAGATTAGTGAACTAATAATGTAGTAGTAATATGGACGAATGTATTTTTTTAATAAATCAGTAAATTGAGACATTATATACTAATCAAAGATTTATTTTTTAACAGATTAACCGAATATTTAGAAAAGTTTTTTTTATCACTTCAATATAACTAAATATGAATACTACATGTAAAGATAAACAATATATATTTTCACAAGATGATTATAACAGTGGTGATGGAATGCTTACATCTGTATGGGGACCTGGAATGTGGCATTATTTGCATACTATGAGTTTTAATTATCCAGTGAAACCAACAAAACATGAAAAGAAACATTATAGAGAGTTTGTACTACAACTACAATATGTATTACCATGTGGCAAATGCAGAGATAATTTAAAAAAAAATTTTAAAGAAATGCCATTAACAATAGAAGATATGGAGAATCGATATACTTTTTCTAAATACATATACAAACTTCATGAAAAAATAAATACGCTGTTAAATAAAAAATCTGGTCTTACATACTGTGACGTAAGAGAAAGATACGAACATTTTAGATCACGTTGTGTAAAAACATTAAAAGAGAAATATGTTAAAAATAAAACAAAGAAAGTCAGATTTGCCAAAGAATTAGTAAAAGAAAAAGGTTGTACAGAGCCACTTTATGGAGAAAAATCAAAATGTATTTTACAAATTGTACCTGAAAATACAAAATGTGAAACTTTACAAATCGATGAAAAATGCATTAAAAAGAAATAGAAAAAGTATTTAGGATATTTGTTGTTATTGATAAAATATCAACAAAAAGATATTTATAGTATATATATAAGTAAATTTAATATGAAAGATTTCATGCAATCCACAAACGTAGAATATAAAGAAGAAGATAAAAAAGAAAATGAAAAGAATGTAGAAAACTTTGCTGATATCCAAAATTCTATAGAAGAGCAAGAACGGTTAGAGAAACAAATCGATAAAAAAGATAAGGTATTATTCTGGAGTGAAGATCCAAATATTTTGTTTCAACATAAATATATTTTTGAGTTTTATCCTGTAAATTCCATGAGTTATGAACAAAAATTAAATTCAATTACCAGATTAGTACTATTATTAATATTATTATCCTATATTTACAGCGGTAACTTGCGAATCTTGTTTATTGGTGCAATTACTTTATTAGCCATTTACTTGATGCATTATTTTCATAACAAAGAAAAACAAAAACGCGAATCGAAACGCATTGTCGAAAATGCCAAAGAAGGATTTGAAAGTCCCGCATTAGATTATTTACGAGAAAATAATTTACCAGTTCCTGACGACGTATTTGATCAACCAGACTCTAGTAATCCATTTAACAATGTTTTAGTAACGGATTATGATTACAATCCTAATAAAAAACCTGCTCCACCTGCATTTAATAAAGATGTCGAAGAAGATATATTGAAACAAGCTAAGAAACTAGTTAGTGATGCCAATCCTGATCATCCAGATATTGCTAACAAATTATTTAGTGATATGGGAAGTAATTACAATCTAGAACAATCATTACGTCCATTTCATTCAAATCCTAGTACAACTATACCTAATGATCAAGGAGCATTTGCTGAATTTTGTTATGGAAGTATGATTTCATGCAAAGAAGGCAATGATTTTGCTTGTGCCCGTAATTTGGCCCGACATATCAATTAATATTTAGGCGTTATTTTTAATTCTTATGAAAATAGATTCTCTCCTTATAATATAAAATTGTATATTATAATGGCTAGTTTATCTCCTTATTCTTTTCACAAATCTGATCGCATTGGTAGTGATTCTACTGATCAAACCCAAACAAATATTTCTAATACTCAATATTCTAACTACACATTAGCAAATCATTTTAGTAAAAATTTGTCTAATGAACATGTCAACTTTGCTGTAAAACAACCAACTATGACTTTTAACGGACTTACTCATGGTAATGGTTTAGGAGCAAATACCGTTGATGATGAATCAGCCCTTCTTTTAAAGACTGAACAACAACGGGCTTTAGAAAAACTACAACTTTTTCAACGTCCTTTTACAAGTGTTCCTTATTTAGGAAGAGGCAGTTGCGATCCTACTTTAGAATCTCAGTTGCAACAAGGTGAATTAGCAAACGAGAAAAAGAGTGTTTCTACTATTATGGAGAAATCTTTTGCTGACTATGCTTTATATCCTACCGACAGTAAAATGGAAGATCGTGTCAATGATGCTTCAAACACAGTAGAAGAGGCTGCTTTAGATGGTTGGATTCGTGGTGGTGAAAGTACTCGCGAAATGTCAAATGATGATATTTTGAAAAAGAGCAATCGTCCCAACGGTTTATTTTAAATACTTTAGATGAAATTAAGGAATGATTTTATTATTTATTTGTATATACTATACAAATAAATATGAGTGAAGGAATAGAAGATATAAATGTACAACTAATTGAATTTGGAGGTGAGAACGGTGTACAAGCATTAGTGAAATTAGATAAAACATATAGAATTACTATTTCCAATGAAGAAATACAAAACAGTATGAAAGATAGTGTAACCTCTTTAACACAAGAAGAAATGGATGAATTAGATAACATGCCTGTAATTGAAGATAATTCTTCGCCTGAACAAGATACCGTACTTGAACAAGACGCAGATGTGAATGAAGAAACTAACCCGGATGATAATATAGTAAAAGATTTTAATAGTCGTTTAGAAGAATTACACAATAATTTTGTACAAGAAAGTACATCACAATTTGGTGGTCAATCGTTAGATCAAGTATCTATCGCTATTGCTATTGCTTTATTAAATAGTGAATTAAATGATAAAACCGTGAAAAAGGTTGATCTTTCTCAAGATGATATATTAGAAAGATCAAATAATGAATCTGTTTTATCAACTATTTTAGAATACGGTAACAATTATTTATCTATTGAATCCATCGAGGAATTAAATATCGAGAAGATTGAAAATCATTTAGAAAGTATTGAAAATGAAATAAAGGATAAAGATTTTCCCAAAACACAAAAATCTATTGAAGATGTAAAAGAATCTATAGACATAATTAAGATGAAAAATGACATGACGAATGTATAA